ATCAAACGAGAGTTATTTGGCAAAGGCAAAGAGACTCCATTTAAAATTTTAAATAGCAAAATAATTAACCAAAATTTAGGACTATGAGTATAATTTTTATTATTTTAGCATCAATGTGCAACGCTTTGATGGACACATTGTCAACCAGATACGATGTTTCCATATTTAGAAACTTTAAAAATCAGCAATTCTGGGATTGGCGAATTAGTTGGAAAAACAAATGGAAAAATGGAGACATTCGCAACGGCGAAAGTTTCTTTTTGTCAAGCACTATGCTTTCGGCTTTAACAGATGGATGGCATTTGGCTAAAGGATTAATGCTTGGCTTTATATCTTTAGCCGTTGTGATGTACGTTCCAATGTACGGCATTCTGGACGCTTGCATCTTTTGCATTGTCTGGGGAATTACATTTGAGTTTAGTTATAACAAACTATTTAGGTCATGAATCAACACAAAATGTATAGGTGCATAAGGCTTTTGGAATACTTGCAGGATAAGTCAAGAAACATTCACACAATAGCAAGGTATCTGGAAGTAACAACCAGAACGGCATATCGGTATTTAAAATTATACGAAGCACTGGGATACGTTGTCAAAAAGGATATGTTTAACAAAGTAAAACTAATCAAACCATGAGCGACATAAATCCAGACTATTATAAAAAAGGCGATAAGCAAGTATTTGAAATGATGCTTGACATTTGGGGCGTTGAGAAATACATTGCCTTTTGCGAAATGAACGCTTTTAAATACAGAATGAGACTTGGCGACAAACCAGACCAACCAGTCGAAAGGGATTTGGCCAAAGCTAAATGGTATGAAACAATGGCTAAGAAGCTGAGAGCAGAGAACAAAAAAGAGAATCCAATCACTGACAGACTGGGAGCATTTGATTTTTAAACTATAAAACTATGATAAAAGCAATATTAAATTTGTTTAAACCAAAAGTAAAGGTAACAACAAACAATCCAGAGTTTGAACAAGTTGAATGGGCATTCCAATTTAATAACGATGAGCCATGTTTGTTCATGAAAGCAAACAAAAATGAAAAGGCTTTGAAAGTTATTGTCAGAAACAAGCTAAATTCAAAATATGTATTTAACGATGGCAAAGGGAATCAATTTAAAATATTTGCAAGGGAGCGAACAGACAATTAACAAATCATAAAGGCGGAATTGACACAATTTAATATCTATAAGCATTTAAATGATTGTAATGTCCAGTTTTTTAACGAATTAACTGGACAAAGTGAATGAAACTTTACTAAAAAATTATGCAAACATTTAACAAGCACCAAAAAAACATTTAACAAATGGAGCAAGAAAACCAAATAATTGAAGCCATTATTCAACGAATTAAGGATGAAGAAAAAAAACATTCTAAATCAATAGAGGATTGGTATAGAATAGCAGCAAATAAAATTTATGCTACATTTGATATTAAAATAAAATCTTAAACAACAAACAAAATGAAAAAAGAATTTATACCATACCAAGAAGCGTTAGCTTTAAAAGAATTAGGATTTGATGAACCTTGTTTTGGTAGATATTGTATTGTTACCGAATGGGAAGAGCCAACTGGTGAAATACTAATACAAATGTTTGATTCTAATTTATTAGAAAAGAATCTTATTAAAGCCCCAATTTACCAACAAGTATTTAGATGGTTTAGAGAAGAATATAGATTAACAGGATTAATTGAAGTTGGTACTCAAGAGTTTTCTTATCTAATTATTAATGATAAATGGAATAGACTATGTGGAACTGAACCTTTAAAATTTAATGGTACTTATAAAGAAGCAGAGCTTGAGTGTATTAAAAAACTGATTGAGATTGTAAAACTTAAACAACAAACAAAATGAAAAAACAAACAGCAGTAAGATTTATTGAATTAAAATTATTAGGATTAGTATCTTTTGATTCAGAAGAATTAAGGAAAATGTATAAAGATATTCTTTTACAAGCCAAAGAAATGGAGAAGCAACAAATCATCAATTGCTATAATCAATCGTGGCATTTTAGAGATAAGCCATACGAAACAGCAGAAAAATACTACAACAAAACATTTGGAAAATAATTTCCAATTTTAGCCTTATGGTGGAAAAAATAGGCGCAAAGCAAGAAAAATGGGCGCAATAGTGGAAAAAAATAACTTTGTAGCTCAAAAGTGAGCCGTATTTATACTAATTTATACGAATAATGAGCTTTAAAAGGGACAAATAATGTAATTTAGTGACTTTAATAACCAGTTAAGTGTCACAAGTTTTAAAATAATAGTGACAATGCAGAAGCACATCAAAGTTTATTTTAACCATTACGGCTTAGACGAGCATTCGTTTATTGCCTGCGAGGTATGCAAAGCAAAAGCGGTTGACATCCATCACATTGTATTTCGGTCTAAGTTCGGCAAGAAGACCAAAGACCAACAAGACGCAATCGAAAACTTAATTGCTCTATGCAGGGAATGCCACAACAAAGCACACGACAACAAACTCACAAAAGAATGGCTATTGGAATTGCACACATCAAACCTCTAAGCGTTAACAAAGCATGGCAAGGCAAAAGATTTAAGTCTCCAGAGTATAAAGTTTATGAGAAACAAATGCTTTTGACACTAAAGCCAATGCAACTGCCAGAGCCGCCATATCAAATTGACTTTGAGTTTGGATTCAGCAACAAAGCATCGGACATAGACAATCCCATGAAACCATTTTTGGATATATTGCAAAAAAAGTATAATTTTGATGACGCAGAAGTCTATAAAATAGTGATAGTGAAGACAATAGTTGCCAAAGGTAGCGAGTTTATAAAGTTCGAAATCAAATCACTAAGGTAAACGGCTGAATTTAAGTAAATTATATCATTCAAATTTCACATTAATTGTCATGAACATAAAAATAAGCGATAAAGAGTTTTTAGCAATACTGAGAGAGAACGCAGGACTATTTTCGAGGACTGCAAAAGCTATTGAAAAGCAATTCAAAATAGATTACACAAGGCAAGCGGTCAGAGAGCGAGCATTAAAATTCCCAGAGGAACTAATTGACATCCGAGAGCAAAACATTGATGTGGCCGAAGATGGATTGTTTAGTCTTATGAAGTCAGATAATGACAACGTAAAGATGCGAGCAATCGAATTGTATTTAAAAACCATTGGCAAAGCCAGAGGATATGTCGAAAAGGTCGAGCAACAAATTACTGGGGGCATGGACAACACATTGGAAATAAAAATTGTTAAAACCGAGTTCCCGATAAGGTCAACAGAAAACGATGTTTGAAACAACTGAGTTATTTGAAGCTAATATAACGGCCGAGACTAAAATCATTGTCAACCAAGGCGGGACATGGTCGGGCAAAACTTATTCTATTTTGCAGGCGCTTGCCTATTTTGCATTGACAGACCCAAACTCATTAATCACAATCGTTGGGCAAGACATTCCAAATCTTAAAGCGGGAGCGCTTAGAGACTTTCAAAATATCATTTCAGACAATCCAATTGTTGACGCTCAGATTAGCGACTATAATAAATCCGACAGAATTTACAAGTTTGTTAATGGCTCAATGATTGAGTTCAAATCCTATGATAATTCGCAGGATGCTAAGTCTGGAAAGCGAGACTATTTGTTTTTAAACGAGGCCAATGGTATTGACAGACAGATTGCCAAGCAACTATTGCTCAGAACAAAGAAAAAAGCATTCATTGATTTTAATCCAGACGCAGAATTTTGGGTTCATGAAGACTATTTGAATAATCCGACCGCAAAGTTTATTTATTCAGACCACAGAAACAATCCTTTTGTCCCCAATGAGAATAGAGCCGAAATAGAGGCGCTAAAAGACATCGACATTGAATTGTGGAAAGTCTATGCAAGGGGAATCACTGGACGCATTGAGGGTCTTATTTATCGCAATTGGACGATAGGAAATATGTTTCCAGAGGTTGACTATGTTTACGGCTTAGACTTTGGATATAACCATCCCACGACACTGGTCAAATGTGGATGGGACGAAAACAAATTCTATCTGGAAGAGGTCATCTATGAAAGCGGACTGACAACGGCTGACTTAATAGAAAAAATGCAGAAACTAAACATTGGCCAAAAAGAAATATTTGCGGATGCTGCGAGGCCAGATACAATCGAGGAACTTTATAGGGCGGGATTTAACGTCTTTAGCGCAGATAAATCGGTCAAAGATGGGATTAACACACTAAAGGCAAAGCCAATCATTCTGGTTGACTCTCCAAATGGAGTCAAAGAGTTCAAAACCTATAAATGGAAAACAGATAAGAACGGCAAAGCAATTGACGAGCCAGTCAAGTTCAATGATGACTTTTGCGATGCTGCCAGATACGGCATATTTAATGGCACAAAATCCCACACAAAAAAAATATCATGGTTTTAGTTAACATCGACAAAGAATATCAGTTCCCAACTCA